GAACTCACACAGGCTGATGCTGTATGCGCTGAGAAGGTAAAGACCACCACAGAGCATTATAAGGCGCTTGCTGATACCACAGAAAAGGTCGCAGAGGAATCAAAGAAATATGTTGCAGATAATCCAGTAATAGATATTGAGCCTCTTGAAACCGCCCACAAAGACGCAGAATTGATGAAATCCTATATCCGCACTGCTGATGATTTGAAGGTTAAAGAAACCGAGCTTGCCGCCAAGGAAACCGAGGCGCAAAAACTCACCGACAAAATAGAGTACATGAGGACAAAGCCTCAAATGTTGCTTAAGTCTGCCAAGATACCTTTTGAGGGCGTAACGCTTGACGCAAATGGTAATGCGCTTATCAACAACAGGCCGCCTATAAACCTATCGGGTGGCGAGCGCATAAGGTTTGCTGTTAATGCAGCTAAGTCAACGGCAGGAGATTTGAAAATTATGTTAATAAATGGGTTTGAGGCATTATCACCCAAGGCACAGGCTGAGTTTATAAAAGAGTGCGAGAAGGACCCGGAATTTCAATATATTATCACCTGTGTAACTGATGGCGGTTTGAAGATTAAGGCTATTGATGAAAGCGGAAATGTAAGGGATGCTGAAACAGGGGAACAAATATCGCTAATGTAGGGAGGATAAATGAAATGAATGGTAAGAATATGAAAAAATCGCTGCAAGCCAAAATTGAGGACTGGCTAAAACATGTTGAAGATTCGGAAATCGTAAAGGTGCTCCGTGAGAATATCATCATAACCGGTGGGGCAATTGTGTCAATGTTGAACAATGACGAGGTTCACGACTACGATGTATATTTCCGCACTAAAGATGCTTGCGTAAAGGTAGCTACATACTACGCCGATTTGTTCAACAAAACGCATAAATCACATGTTGAAATCAAGGTTGAAGATGACAGGGTACAATGCTTCATCAGAAGCAAAGGAATTGAATCGGAGGAACCGGAAGAAAAAGAGACTGGTATATTTGACGAAACAGAACCGTATGTAGAATCACCCACTATTAACGATGAAAAGCCCAAATACAGGCCAGTTTTCTTCTCAACCAATGCAATATCCTTGTCGGATAAAATACAGCTTGTAATACGGTTTTATGGCACACCGGAGGAAATACATAAAAACTATGACTTTGTACACTGCACTTGCTGTTATTCATTTCTCGACAATGAGTTGACGCTTCCTGCAAGGGCACTAGAAGCGATCATTAACAAGGAACTTTACTACATAGGCTCAAAATACCCTGTATGTTCGATTATCCGCACAAGGAAATTCATATCAAGGGGTTGGACAATTAACGCCGGTCAATATCTGAAAATGTGTCTGCAAGTTGGTGAGCTCGATTTGAAAGATTTCAAAACGTTCAAAGACCAATTAGCAGGGGTTGACAGTGCATATTTTTCGATGGCTATTGATCAGATTGAGAAAATGAAGGAGAAAAACCCGGACTTCAAGGTTGACAATAGTTATTTGTTTGAAGTTATCAACAGAATATTTTAAGGGGTGATGATATGGCTATTCCGGTATTAATTATTGGAAAATCAGGCAGTGGCAAAAGCGCAAGCCTGCGAAACTGTACAGAGGGGTTTAATCTCATAAAAGTGCTTGACAAGCCCCTCCCCTTCAAGGGGAAAATACCCTGCGGCGTGACGGATGAATATAACAAGGTTATGGTATGGCTTAAAGGGGCGAAAGAAAAGTCTATTGTGGTGGATGATGCAGGGTATCTTATCACAAATCACTTCATGAGTAATCACTCATCGGCAGGCAAGGGAAACGGTGTATTTAGCCTGTACAACGAAATAGGTGATAAGTTTTGGAGCCTTGTACAGTTCATTATGTCACAGCTTCCGGCAGATAAAATTGTGTACATGATGATGCATGAAGATACAAATGATTTTGGAGACATAAAGCCTAAAACAATTGGCAAGATGCTCGATGAAAAAGTCTGCCTGGAGGGGATGTTTACAATTGTCCTGCGGTGCGTCAGTAGTGAGAATAAGCATATGTTTATTACTCAATCATCTAATGGAGCGGTAAGCAAATCGCCTATAGGCATGTTTGAATCGCTTGAAATAGACAATGATCTGAAATTTGTTGATGGAAAAATAAGAGAATATTTTGAAATTTGAGGGAGGGTTATATTATGCAAAAGCCAGAGGGGTACGACGGCGCACAGGCATTTACAGGAGATTTTGAAACGTTGCCAGTAGGGGGGCAAATCTGCTTTATCAAGCAGGCTAAACTTGACAAAACGAGCACAGACAAAGATGTATTGATAATACTCTTTGACATTTTTGAAGGTGAACATAAAGACTTCTACAAGCGAGATTTTGAGCATAGGAAGGAAAGCAAGCCTGATGCAAAGTGGCAGGGTATTTATAGACAGCTTACAGACGGCAAGAGTCTGCCATATTTCAAAGGTTTGGTAACAGCCATTGAGAACTCAAATAGCGGCTACAAGTGGAACTGGGATGAAGCTACGTTGAAAGGGAAGGTATTTGGTGGCGTATTCGGGCAAGAGGAATATAAGGGCAACGATGGCAAGGTTCATATGTCCACGAAATGCAGACAGATACGGAGCGTTGAACAGATAAAGAAGGGCGTGGAAGTGCCGGAGGTAAAGAGGTTGGCAGGAGGCAATAGCGGCAGCACAGGCAACACAGGATTTAGTCCTGCAATAGACGGCTCAGATGATTCTTTGCCTTTTTAGAAAGAGAGGTTGTTAATGGCATACACGCACGGCATACAATGGACGGATAAACTTTTAGAAGAAAGGATTCTTCAAGTTAAATCAGAACTCAACATTGACCACATGCCAACAAGAAGTGAAATATTCAGCTTAAGATTTAACGATCCCCTACACAATGGTATAGTGCGCCATGGCGGTTATGATTATTGGGCCAACAAACTCAGGCTTGATGTAAAAGATTCAGAATCAAAGGTTGGTTGGGAGTATGAAAAAATCGCCGCAGATATGCTTATAGAGGGCGGTTACACTGTAAAACAAATGAGTCGGAAACACCCTTTTGATTTACTTGTTAATGAAAATGTAAGGGTTGATGTTAAAGTTGGAAAGCCGTGGTTGCTACGTGGCTCGCGTGTTCATACTTTTGGAATTAATAAAAAGAATCCTGTTTGTGATGTGTATATGATATTTGCTCTAAATGAAGATTCCACAATTGAAAGACTTTTTATAATACCTAGCATGGAGTTAAAAATTATCTCGATGTGTATCGGCAAATATAGCAAATATAATAAATATGTAAACTCATGGGAGTACATAAACAAGTATGACGCATTTTACAAAACATTAGCAATGTAATAGCAAACGAGGGGCGCATAACCCCTCTGGAGGTGATTAGATGTCAAGACCACAAAAAGACGGGTTAGACTACTTCCCACATGATGTATATGCCGCAAGTGACCCAAAATTAGAGCCTATATTATTGCTTTATGGGGCGAAAGGTTATGCTTTTTATTTCATCCATTTAGAGTATGTCTATCGCAGCAATGATCTTGAATTTGATATTTCTGACGCAGAAACTAAGGAAGTAATAGCACAGAAATTACACATTTCTGCTGATGAATACAATCAGATTTTAGAAAGTGTGTTGAAGAAAAATTTATTTGATAAAAAGTATTTCAATGAAACACAAAAATTAACATCAAACGGAGTAAAAAAACGTGCATCGTCGGTTCTTGAAAAGCGTGATAGAATGCGGCTTGCGTATGAACAAAAAGTTTCTGCCGCAGAAACTACCCATATAAAGGAAAGTAAAGAAAAGAAAAGTAAAGTAAAGGAAAGTAATATATTAGGGCAACAGCCCACATCTACATTTAAACCTCCAACTATTGACGAAGTAAAAGCCTATTGCACAGAACGCAATAATAAAGTTGACCCTGAAAAATGGCATGACCACTATACTGCAAATGGTTGGATGGTTGGCAAAACAAAAATGAGGGATTGGAAGGGCGCAGTAAGAACATGGGAACACGGAGATAAAGAAACCTCATCAAATCCATTTGCATAGGAGGTCAGTATGACAAGAGAAGAAACCCAGGCGATCTTAAAAGTATTAAAAGCCGGATATCCCAATTTCTATAAGGACCTGAAAAAACAAGAAGCAGACGAAATAATAGATTTATGGTCAACAATGTTCGCTAATGAACAACCTCAGATCGTTGTTGAAGCTGTCAAATCCCTTATGTGTACCTTAAAATTTCCACCGACTATTGCAGATGTTAAAACAAAAATACATGACATAACACAGCCTGAGAGGCTTACGGAATTGGAAGCATGGCAAATAGTAAGGGGCGCAATAAGTTACTACAGTGCAACAGACAATTTCGCAAGGTTGCCACCAATTATTCAAAAATGCGTAGGCAGCCCCAACCAACTAAGGGAATGGGCGGTAATGGAATCTGATGTTGTGGATAGTGTGATTCAATCCAACTTCATGCGGTCATTTAAGGCGAAACAGGCGCAGGAGATTGAGAGGGCAATGCTGCCGGAGTCAACAAGGCAATTAATAGTGGGATTGAGTGAGAAGTTAAGTTTGACGGATGGTAAATAATCCGCCTGCATCATGCTGGACGAAGAAATACACGGGCTGGTAGAAAATATGTGAGGGAGTGAAATATCATGGAAATTAAAGTAGGACAGATATGGAAGGTTACAACGGACACATTTTATACTTCCAAGTTAAACGAAAAGAGACCCGACAAAATCAAACGTCAGACAAAGCTAAATAATGGTGAATTTATTGAAATTCGGTATCCTTTTGATTGGCATTTCAGAACAGAGGATAATGAGTATTTCCACGCTGAGCCGGACATGATTTATCAAAATTGTATGTATATCGGCGAAATTTTACAGGAAGTACAGTTCGGAAACAAAGCAAATCTTGAAGAAATAATTAGGCTGAAACTATATCGGCCTGCCAAAATGTGAGGTGATACCATGAACAAGCCGCCACTAGGCATAATGCCCCGTAAAATGTGGGATGAAATACGCCAACGAGACATAGAGGATGCTATAGAACGCTACAAGGCAGTAGATAAGCCGATACCAGTTGAATGGGCACGAGAGTATATAGAACTGGTTAGACGGTATGAGCGCAAAGAATCGGTGTTGGAAGGGCAGGAATTAGACTGATGAAAGCATTAACGGACGAGCAGATTGCAGAGGTACAAGTAAGGCGCAGGAATGGCGCAAAAGTAATGGAACTAGCGAATCTGTACCATGTACACTATCGTACGATTGAAAACTATTGCAGAGATATGCGACGGCTGAAATACCGCGAAATGTGGATGGAAAGATTTATGAGGATGGGTTGAGGAAAGGGGCGTGATGGGGTGAAAATAGGTTTAATTGATGTGGATGGTCACAATTTCCCCAACCTTGCACTAATGAAAATATCAGCACATCACAAAGCAAAGGGTGACCAAGTTGAATGGGCTATACCGATGTTAAAATATGACATCGTATATCAATCAAAGGTATTCGATTTTTCGCCCGATGAAAACACTTGCATCCAATGCGAACAACTGATAAAAGGTGGTACAGGGTATGACCTTGACAATAAGCTACCAAAAGAGATTGAGAGCATTTATCCAGACTACTCTCTTTACAACGAGAAGAAAGCATACGGCTTTTTGACAAGAGGTTGTCCGAGAAATTGTCCGTTCTGCATTGTCGGTAAAAAGGAAGGGTTGAAAAGCTATCAAGTGGCAGATTTAGAACAATTCTGGAATGGACAAAAGGAAATAGTTTTGTGTGACCCTAATTTATTAGCCTGTAAAAATCGCCTTGAACTACTCCAACAACTTGTAGACAGCAAGGCATGGATAGACATCAATCAAGGCTTAGACATTCGCTTTATGACGGAAGATGTAATAAACAAGATACGGCAGTTGAAATTGAGGATGCTTCACTTCGCATGGGATAGAGATAATCAAAGTGATCTAATTCTAAAAAACCTTGAAACATTCCGTAAATCTGTGGATTACGATTTTAGGAAGTTGAGAGTATATGTTCTCACTAACTATGAAACAACCTTTGATTTTGACCTATACCGTGTCTACAAGTTGAAGGAACTAGGATTTGACCCATTTGTGATGATCTACGACAAAGAGAACGCTCCAAAACAATTAAGACGATTGCAACGGTGGGTTAATAACAAATTCATTTTTAGATCATGCGAAAAGTTTGAAGATTATAAGCATGAAGTAGGCTGAACTCACGCCGACGGAGGCTAGGCTGAGAAATATAACTCAAAAGGTGGTGAAACGCCTCCTTAAAGAATTTATGTAATCTGGGGCGGATGGCCTCCAATCCGCAGAAAGTTGAGGGAGAGAAATGAGAGATTATAAGTTTAGGGGCAAGCGAGTTGATAATGGCGAATGGGTGTATGGCAGTTATTGTTATAACCCGTTAATGAAAAAAGGCGAGATATATTCTTTTGATGATAAGAGATGCTACGTGTATAGAGTAGACCCCGCCACAGTAGGCCAATACACCGGCTTACACGATAAGAACGGCAGGGAAATATATGAGGGGGATATTGTACATTGCATTGCAGCATGGGATAACGCAAACATGGCGGTAATATTTGAAGAAGGCGAGTTTCATATGGTTTTATGTGAAAAACTCAAAGACTATATACCACTGTGCGGATTCTATTGTATAAGAAATTTTACGAAAGAAATCATCGGCAACATCTACGAGCAGGAGGTCACGCCAAATGAAACCTAAGACTTACATATCACTTTTATTTATCGTTTTGACAGCTTGTCTGACCATCCTAGCCATTAATAACGTAAAAGCGTATAAATCTGTGTCTGCACAAAACGACGGCTTAAAATGGCAAATAAATGGCTTGTCATTGCAGATTAACAATAATAAAACAGAGATTAAGCAGGATAAAGCACAGATTACCTCTCTATCCGCCGAAATAAGCGCACTACAGGCTCAGCTTGAACAGAAGCAGGACAAGTCAGACCGCTCCGGGGAACGTGGAACAAGGCGAATCATGGAGGTAACGGCCTATTGGGAGGGCTCATGTGGCAAGGCTCCGGACGACCCTGAGTATGGCATAACGGCGAGCGGGGAATATGTGCAGGAATGGTACACGGTTGCAGCCGGACCAGAACTGCCATTTGGGGCGCAAATTTACATACCATACTTCGCTGAAATGCCTAATAATGGCGTGTTTACGGTAGCGGACCGGGGCGGATCAATAAAGGATGGCTGTATAGATGTGTACATGAAGGATTACGCAAGTTGCATGGAATTTGGTAGGCAATGGCTGGAGGTTTGGCTGGTGGAGTAGGCACAGAAAATAAAAAGAATGCGAGGCAACAGGAGGGCGAATTAATGAAGTTATCAGATATTTTAAAAGAGGTATAAACGGAAGGTTTGAACAAAGAAATTATGCTTAATGACGACTTAGGCAGGACAGTCAACCCGTACTCTGTGAGAGAAAACGCAAACACTATAGAGATATTTTTTAGCCAAGAAGATATGGTTGAATGATTCACAATAGCAGGAAAATATGGAGGGGTGAGGTTATGTTGACAAGAAGGCAGTTGGAGGATGCGGCAAATTGCGAAAAGGAAATCGGCAATGCAGACTTTGATTATCATGAGAAAATGTGTAAAAAGTGTTCATGCTCCGATGGCCATGGCAGATGCGCAGCGACATTTGAGGCCGCTCAAACCGCATTAGCACTGGCGGATATGTTGGAAGAGATAATAGATACGCTTGACACGGTAACGGACATTATAGACGAAAGCGGTG